TATTTGCTAATACGCAATGACAAGCCGTTGTTGGCAGGACTGGTGTTGTTCCATATAGAACCTGTTGGGCGTGGGCTAGAGTCTGTAGTTCTCCAACGAGGAACTTGGTAGCTGTAGCTGGGGAAATAGCTAGGAGCATAGTAGTCGCCTGTGGTCAGACCCAGTGCTGTCAACGTGGCCTGGCTAGGTCCAGGATTGCTACTGTCAATGTCAATTGTGACAATACCACCGTCGGCTGTGGAACCATCGTTGGCCGCGGCTGAGTCAGCATAAATTGCCAATTTGCCGCTGATTGATGCTGCAAACACTCCAGTAATGGATCCAGGATTAGTTAAAGTTCCAATTGCTGTTACAAGACCTGCTACTGTGTTGTTTGGAGAGTTTGGAACTGTAATCAGGCTGTCATTGATTAGGAAGGTAGATCCTGCAGTCAAACTGGTAGGAGTTGCTGTACCAGTAACTGTAGGCCATGAATTTTTCCAGTCGTCGCTGCCAATCAGCACCCACTGGTTTGCAGAATTTTTGTAGTAGCCAGGATTTTCAACACTTACTGCACTTACTGCATAATCTCCAATGCTGCCAACTGTGTTCAATGGGGTAAAAATTTCGTTTGCAAAGTCTAACACTTCAGCTGTGTCAGTGATTACTATTGGTGTTTTCACTGTAAATGTAGCTGTGGTTTGATTCCACTCTTGAATGCCCCACAAAGAGGTGCCGGTGTTGAGCCAGTATGTGCCGTCTGTAGGATTGCCAGTGGGACGAACCAAACTGGCAGTGAGCTCTGCAAGATCAATATTCACACGTTGTATAAACGCACGATTGGTCACACCCAGTGTAGAATACGCTGCCAACAAACCATATTCGTTGAGCTCGTACCCGTTGATTGGAGTACCATTGGTAGTCTGATAAAAGAACGGCACACCAAAAGTAGCTGCCAAATCTCGTTGACTTGTAATGAGATAAGTTTTGTTTGCATTGGCAGCAAGTGTTCCTGCTGCCACTGTTGCGCCGTCTGCACTAACTTTGTTTTGTGCAGTAGCAATCAAGAAGTACGGTACTGTGTTGACCGCAGATGGGATATACTGACTTTCGTCAATTACTGTTACTTCTACGCCTGGTGAAATTAAAGCCATGGTCGATTCCTTTTCAAGTTCTAATATTTATGGAGCGCCACAGAAAAAGGCTTGTTACGGTGCCCTTTGGCAAAGGCCCGCCATAAATATTCAGTGAAAAGACCAATCTGTCCTGCTTGTAATCAACGTCCTTGTGCCATAAACTATCACCGAGATGGTGTGCCGCACTATCGTGCTCGCTGCGACTCTTGCAATCGCAAAGGTCGTGGATTAAAAACAAGAAAACCCAGCTGGGAGTCAGCTGGGTACAAGAAAAAAATGCAGTGTGATCGTTGTGGTTTCAAGGCACGATATTCGGCCCAAACTCTAGTGTATCATGTGGATGGGAATCTTGCCAACTGCGATATAAAAAATCTCAAAACGGTGTGTCGTAACTGCGAAGTCGATTTATCAAAATCTGATTCGATATGGCGACCTGGTGATTTGCAACCAGACGGCTAACCAGCTCACGAGTGTTGCGTTTGAGATCCGATAGTGTACCGTTGTTGTCAATCACATAATCAGCCATCCAAATTTCCAGGCTCATGCTGGATTTGTCCTCTGCAGGCAAGTGATCACTACGATCTACCCAGATAGCATAATCAAACACATTGGTATTCTTCATGGCATGAAATTCTGCTTTGTTGCGTAGGCCGCAGTAGATTTCGTTTTCAGTAAAAATTTCTCTACCCAGTCTAGCATAGTCGTCCCGGCAGTAAGCATGAATCATGTCGTACCACTCTGCTCTGTGATTGTGACGATCTTCAAAACACTGCTCGTAAGTGGTATACCCGTACTTGGGTGCTAGTTCAGCATAGATAAACTTTTCAGCACAAAAGTCTGAACTGGACCTAAAGTTGTAGCCAAATTCTTCACGCAGTATATCACACACAGTGTCTTTGCCGTGGCGTGCATTGCCAATAATCATGAGTTTAGGTAATTTGTTCATAAAATTGAGTCCTCAAACCAAGTTTTACATGTGGGCCAATCACGGTACACATGTGCTTGTCCACCTGCTGCAATCCACTCATTGCAGTTGCTGTGCCGATCGTCGATCAGGATGTCAGTTGGGTGCTTGCAGTGACGCCACTTGTCATGACTGAATGGGCCCAGTGTTACAGGGATATCACGAAAATGTTCTTGCGCCCAAAACACTTTGTCGCTGGCTGCAAAAGGCATACTATAATCATGTGGCAATGCTGTCAAAAATCGCAAGTGTCCACCAGTTTTTTGTGTGAGATCACGGCAGTAGTTGACCAGTTCAACAGCACCTGATTTCAGTGGCAAACTGCGATAAAAATGCGTGTCTGCTTTGAGTTGATCCCATTCTTCTTGGGAAACACGCTCACCGCTGTTGTGATCCCACCGCAGTTTCAAAAAGTCTTGAGCATGTGCTAGCCAGTCGGCTACCACATCATCCATGTCGAGATATATGTTCATTTGAGTGAAGTTACGTTAAGGTGATCTAGGGTACGCTGTAGCATGCCTATTTGTCTACGGCAGTCTTCCAGCGCATGATGGCTAGTAGGAGGGATGGGCTGATCAGGCCAAAGGCTAAACACTGTGCGACTGTCCCTGACCATGTAGTATTTCCACGGCAAGGGTTTGTGATAGCTCTTGTAAGCATGCTCTAGAATGTTCATGTCGTATGTGGGACCTTGAGCCCATATTCTGTTGGAGTGCCAAATCAGACGTCCTAGCTCGTCTAGAGCTTGATCCAAGGGCACACGATCATGCTCACCAAATGCTTCTTCACGAGCATGATCGGGCTGTGTGGCCCACCAGGCAATTGTGCCATCGTCAATGTCACGGGTTTCCTGACTTTCCAGTGTGATTCGAGCATAGTAACTCTGCTCATAATGGCCCGTGCCAAAAGGGTCAAAGCTCTGTGCAGCAATGGTTAGAATGCAGGTGTTTGGACCAGTTGCTAGTCCTTCAAGATCAATCATTAAGTCTGCCATACTGCAAGTATAACAGAAACATCAAACAAAGTCTATTGTTGCTTAACCGATTACCCAGGTCAATGGCTGACTTGCATCTACGTAATTCTTGAGTTCTTCAATTTTGGCATCCATTTGAGCCTGTGCTTCTGCTTTCATGGCAGCGCCGTTTAGGGTGCCGCCACCTTGCGGACCTGCAATGGTGCCAAACTTTTCACGTGCTTCGCCCACAATCATTTTACAGTTGGCCACCATGTAGTCTTTGATCCATTGCTGAATCTGGTAGTCGCTCAACAAATTGAATTCAGGTTTGAGATTGTAACTCCACAGCAACACGTTTTCACCGGTGCCTTTTGGATCACGAATCAGTTGCAGCTTTTTGGTCACAGGGTTCCATGTGTAATTCATGTAGCCGCCAAACATACGTGCTGCCAACTCAACATACTGACTGTAGAAGTCGTATGTGGCTAGGCCGCCTGCCACGTTGAAGTTCATAAGGTACACGTTGAGACTTGCTTGAGCAAACGGGTCAAAGTTTGAGGCAAATGGACCTGTGCTGTCGCCAAATGTGCGTCTAAAGATCTGACGCACACTGACAATTTCTTGTGGCAGAGTGTAAATGTTTACGTCCTTGACCAGTTCCATGAAGCTGTAGCTTTCTTCATAGGCATTGCTGGCACGTTGTCTGTATGTGCCAATGGTCTTTTGGTACGCTGCTTCGTAGTGAGAAGGATCCAGCTCGATGTCAATGATTTGATCACCAAGCTGGAGTTTCACGTACTCTATCAAATTTTGCTTGAGCGTCTCAAGCGAGTTCTGTTGCTGTTCTGCCATTGGGGGACTCCGTCCCCTTTATTTACCAGCTTTTTAGAATGATCAAGTTCTCTGTACCACGTCCGTTAAACGGGGTTTCTGTAGTGGTCAAGTCCTTGTAGATCTTTCTTGCGGCTGGCTTGCCTGCGGCACTCATGGCTTTGAGCACGTCTGCTGGCTTGCGCACAGTTTTTTGTTGGCTTTCCACTGTGCTAAATCCAATAACAGCATTGGATTTCACTGTGAAAACTTTGGTGTATTCATCTGCCATAAGGTGGATTAGCTTGCGTTTTTTAGTGTCGTACAACCAGGCTTCAGCTTTGTCCACTAAACTTGCGGCCGGTAAGCCTTTGAGTTTGAGCTCTGCAAATTCTACAATACACTTGAACTTTGCGGCACGTTTCTCTGGTGGCACTGCCTTGACTGCTCGTGGTTTACGTTCAACCTTTTTAATCTGTACATAGGCACCACAGTCCGAAATCACAAGCTCACAGAACTTTACACAATTCTTTAACTGTATTTTAGACAGGTAGCCGTAGCCCTGTGCCAAGTCCGCATCTTTGCCTGCCACTGCCTCATCAAACTCCACAAGTTTGCGTGTCCAGATTTGCTTGATATCATTGACCATTTGTGGTGCAATGTTTAGGCTACGCATGAGCGCCACGGGTTTGTAGTCTGCGTTGAGCTTGGCTCCAGACGCAATGAAGTCATCAAACAGGCCATCCATTTCACCTGCACATTCAGATACCTTTTCTCGGAGCCTGTCCTGAATGGTAATCTTTGGTACTGTTTCCTCAGCTACTATTTCCTCTGCTTCTTCATCTTGTTTGGATTCTAAAATCTCTTTTAGCAAGTTGTCTAATTTGATCTGTTCCGGCTCTGTGAGCTCCAGTCCCACCATGCTCATGCGGCATAGCCAACCGGTTGTGAGTCGGATTGAGCTGTCAGGAATGCGTTTGAGTGTACGAACGTCGCCTTTGCGACCATGCAATTCCAAATAGTTTACAATCATCTCACGAGCATCTTTTTTGCCATAAAAATAATTGTACCAAGAAAACGCATGACTAAAGGCACTGATACGATTGTCGGCGGGTTGCACTCGCCATGTGGGTTCCATACCCATGGCATTGGTATCGGCACTACGAGGATTCAAGGGCTTGACAGATTTGGTTGCAATCATAATTGTTCCTTACTTAGTTCTGGGCAAGTGTTTTACAGTGTCAAAAAGTTTGGCAGCACGTTTAACGTCAAAATTTTTGTGTTTATACATCCAGGCTTTTTTGCGTTCTGCCACTTCCAGTGCGTCCGCCAGTTTCCATTTAGTGTTGAAGTCCACTGTCATTATTATACGGCTCATGTCCACAATGTCAAGAGCATACTCTACCCATTTTTCTGTGGCTTTTACTTTGTCGTAGGGTTGTATAAACCCTTTGCCTTTTGGGCCTGTGTATTTTGTTAAAAAGTTAGCGGCTTTCATAACATACTCCCGAAGTGGATAAGTGTGTATTATAGCAGGTTTCGGAATTATGGTCAACCTGTACATAAATAGTATTACCATGCCAAGACTTAGCCTATACCGCCCCAATCGAACCCGTGATTACCAATTTTTGGATCGCACCATTGCTGAAATGTACACTGTGGGCGGCGTAGACATCTATGTACACAAATTTATGGGACCTGAAACTGGGGGCGAAGATTCAGCATTCTCTGGCAATGCTGACGCTACCCAACCTGTGTACGACGAACTGAGTCCACTAAACATTCAAGATCTATTGCTGTTGGAAAACCGTGATCGAGTGTATGACCAAGACATCTATGTCATGCGCGGTGTGTACAATTCACAAGACATTGATTTTGACCTCAGTCAATTTGGATTGTTTTTGAACAACGATACCTTGTTCATTACTTTTCACTACAACCTCATGATTGACACCTTTGGTAGAAAACTCATGACTGGCGATGTGTTGGAAGTGCCCAACCTCAGAGACTACAATCCCTTGAACAGTGCCATACCATTACCGTTGCCCAAATACTATGTGATACAAGATGCAAGTTTTGCGAGTGAAGGATTTAGCCAAACTTGGTTGCCACACCTGTGGCGTGTGAAAGCAACACCACTAACCAACGCACAAGAGTACAAGGATATCTTGAAAAAACCAGTAGTGATGGAACAGATCTGGGATCCAGGAAACTTTTATCCTGCTGGAGACATAGTAAACCAAAGCGATGTGTACTATCAGGCCATTGCCAACGTGCCTGCAGGAACACCCATTACAGATACTTCTAAATGGGTTGTGTACACTCCGCCTACACAAAGTGATGTATTCAGCACACGCACCAAAGACAATCAAATCAACGATGCCATACTGACACAGGCTGACGTAGAGGTTCCACTCAGTGGTTATGATGTCACCAAGTTCTACATCACGCCCACACTGCTGGACGGACAACCAGCCAATCCTTATGGTCTCACCGCCGACACAGGTACTACTGCCGACGGAACTGAAGGTGGCATGAATGTAACTCCAAGAAGCGATGGCTACACCATGGGTTACCTGACTGGAGATGGATTGGCACCCAATGCTTTCCCTGTGACTCCCGGAGTAAGTTTTCCAGTCAATCCTGTCAGCGGTGATTTTGCCTTGAGACTGGACTATCAACCCAATCGACTGTTTAGATATGACGGTCGTCGTTGGATCAAGATTGAAGATCGAGTACGCACTGATCTCAACAATGGCCCGTTGAACAAAACATTGCGCTCAGGCTTTGTGAACAATACATACACAGTGCCTACCACGGACATGGGCAATATTCCCAGCCGCCAAAGCCTGTCAGAAATACTGCGACCCCGAGCAGACAACGGTGATGATGGTGGCAACAAACCGCCTAACCCGCGCCCACCAGGATACTAACAATGCAGCAATTTTTTTATGACGAGCAGATACGCAGATTCCTACTGCAATTTACTCGTATATTCAGCAATTTTCAAATTGAGTACGGTCGAGAAGACAGCAGTGATGCTGCGGCTTTGTTGCGAGTACCTGTAAGATACGGTGATGCTAGCCGTAATGCACAGACCATTATTCAGGAAAACTCGGCCAACAGCTTGCCAGCTACACCCTTGATGACTTTTTATGTTGCAGCCTTGGACTATGATCGTCCCAGAATGCAAGAACCCTATCATGTCAGCAAGATTGCTGTGCGCCAACGCACCTATGATGAGTCTACAGAAACATATGAACGAACACAAGGCAATGCATTCAGTATTGAACGCTTGATGCCTGTGCCCTACAAGCTCACACTGAATCTGGATATATGGACTTCAAACACCAATCAAAAGTTTCAGTTGCTGGAACAGATTCTAACCTTGTTCAATCCCAGTTTGGAAATACAAAGCACTGACAACTACATTGACTGGACCAGCTTGAGTGTGGTAGAACTAGAAAGTGTGCAGTGGAGCAGTCGTACCATTCCCATGGGCACAGAAAATCCCATTGACATTGCTACCTTGAGATTCAACTTGCCCATCTGGATATCTAGTCCAGCTAAAGTCAAGAAGCTGGGTGTGATCGAACGTGTGATTGCATCTATCTACGATGCGCAAGGCGATGCTGTGAATGCAATCACCAACAGCGATCTGTTGTTGGGCACTCGTCAAATTATTACACCTTACAACTACAAGATTGTGTTGATTGGCAATCAAGTTCAGGTACTGCAAGAACGCACCATTGTGGATCAAACCAATCAAAGTCTTGTGCCTCCTACCATTGTGTCTAGCAGCAACGTGATGTGGCCTTCTATAATAGGTATGTATGGTGTGTTGAGACCAGGTATTAGTCAGCTGAGGCTGGATCAAGATGATGGTACTCAAGTGATTGGCACCATTGTGGTTGATCCCAACGATGAACGATTTTTGTTGTTTAGCGTTGATGAAGACACTGTGCCTCAAAACACTCTGTTGCCTGTGGATGCTGTGATCAATCCTTTGGTCAGCGGGCCAGGACAAGGTTTACCAAATCCCGTAGCCGGACAACGATACTTGTTGACAGAATCAACTGGTGCTGATGGCAACGTTGGGCCTGCTGCGGCCTGGGTAGGACCCAGTGGTCGTCCGCTAGTAGCAGAATACAACGACATTATTCAATTCAATGGGTCAAGATGGGACGTGGCATTTATGGCCAGCACACAGCCCGGTGATCAGTACGTCACAAATTTAACCACAGCACTACAGTATCAATGGACAGGTCAACAATGGATCAAAAGCTATCAAGGAATTTACCCCGGCGGGCAATGGAATCTGGTATTGTGAACGCAGTAGGAGTTTGGTTTCGAAGCAATCAAACTGGCCGCTATCTTTACTTGTTGCGCAACGATCCCAAACATCCTGGAGCATGGGGACTGCCCGGCGGCAAAATAGAAACAGGCGAAACCTTGTTGGGCGGCATGGAGAGAGAATGTCAGGAAGAACTAGGCAGCTTTCCTGTTTACCAACGCTTGATTCCCATTGAAAAGTTTACATCCGCAGATTCAGCATTTGTGTATCACACATTTGTTTGTGTAGTAGAATCTGAATTTACTCCTGTGCTCAACAACGAGCACCTGGGATATGCCTGGATTGACGAAGGTACTTGGCCTAGACCCATGCATCCAGGCCTGTGGAGTACCATAAACATTGACGCTGTACAAAACAAAATCCTGCGTGTACAGCAGGATCTTGTTTGAAGTTGATTAAGCCTGTGATTCCTGGAACTGCAACTGAACTTCACCCACTGGGCTTGATTGAGCTGTCAGTGCTGTGACCTGAATAGCCAACAACTCTGGTCCATTAGGATACACACCTGTACCAGGTACTGCACTGGTACCAATCTGTTTGACAGAACTCAAGTCCAACACACCAGCATTGGTTGTGGAGATTGGAATCGCAAACAGTCGCTCTCCACCCACAATCTCAGTTGTAACCGCTTGTATTGTCAAGCTCAAGTCGTTAGCAGGTGTTGCGCCGCCTAGAGCATTGCCCAGAACCTTTACAGTATCACCAACCTGATACCCTGTACCAGCATTTTGAATTGTGATTTGTACAGTGTTGTTGGTGTATGTAGTACCTGTTGGAGTCAACTGCACAGTGACGTTGGCGTTGGCTCCTGAAGCACTTACCACGTTGGTCAGGCTCAAGCCAGCAAAGGTTCTATTACGAGTGCCTGAGAATGTGACCTTGGTACCTGACTTGCTGAAACCACCAGTTGATCCAAACAAACTGGATGTTACACCACCTGTGGTCTCACCTGTGTATCGTGGAGCCGTTGCAAACTGCGAAAAGCTGGGCTGGAAGCCACCACCAATGTTGTTGAGTCCACTGAAGTCAGAGGTAGCAGCATCAATGTTGGATGGGTTCAAAATACCCTCAATCAGGTAACGACCTGCGCTGACCTGAAGAGTCATGTTGGACAGAGTCAACTGTGCGCGGTTGATCAGTTCTCGCTCGCCTAGTTCGCCAATAATACCATTGCTTACTGACGGACTCAATCGCATAATAAACACAGTTTGTTTTGCTCCAACTGTGCTAGGCAAACCATAGTTGGTACGGTTGAATGTGAACTGATAGCCTTCGTCAGAGTCAAAACTGCCGTCCATGATAACTGAACTACCCCAGTGATTGACTAATGGAGTACAAGTGTTGGAGATCAAGATTACACCTGTATTGTCTGCATGACTCACTGCTGAACTTGATGTAAAACTACGACTAGCTCCTTCTACCCACTGCGTGAATGTGGCTGCTCGAGTGCATCCTGTTAGGTCGTTGCCGCTTTTGCCTGAGTACTTGATCACTTCACTGTCAATCATTACAAACACAGGATAAGTCACACTGGCTGCAGGATACTGACTTGCATCACGCAGGGAGATAGTGGTCTGACTTGAATCAATTGCACCGTCGAGACCTGTGGTTGGTGTTTCGTTGATAGCTTCGTAACGAGCAGGCAAGTTACCAGAACGCATAAAGGCTTCGTTGTTGCGGTTGTTGTTGGGCAAGCGATGTGCCATTATGAATTTGCCGTCTTGTCCACGAACCATCCATTGCACATATCCAGCACCGTACCATGAGTATTCTACTCCCAACATCTGCATTTTGCTGGGGTTGATAGTGTAACCACTGTAGCCTGTACCGTCTAAGCGATCCACGTTGAAGTTGTCTTGGATCACTCGAATTTCGTCTCGCACAGCCATTTTAACACGAGTCTGATTTTGTACTCCGCGGAACGTAGGTACCACTGTGATACGGTTGTTGTCCAACACACTGGCCACTGTGTGAGTCATACCTTGAATCACCACTGTGTCACCGTTGTTGAGTTGTTCTTGGAATCTGCAGGTACCGTCGCCGGTGACCAAGTTTGATCCCACACCCACTGATACAAATCCAGCTAGTTGCAGTGTGCTAGAACGTTGTAC